GCTGTTGCACCAGAACCAGAAATACTTTTAACTTTTAAAACTTTATCAGCAGCAATTTGGTTATCTGGCAAAATCAATGTATATGATTGACCAGCACTGTGGGCTGGAGATTTTATTTTTACACCATGACTGTTTTGGTTGCAATTAAGTTGTAAGGTTCCATCATTTGTATTACCTTTTATTTCAAATAATCCTGTACCGTTTGGGTTTACTTTTATATTTCCATTTGTTGTAGATGTATTCAACTCATTAGCTTGAACATCTAAGTTTCCACCAAGTTGAGGAGATGTGTCGTCAACTACGTTTGATATACCACTAGCACCACTTAATGAACCCCAAGCACCATTATTGTAGCCTTCAAAGGTATTTGTCTGGCTATTATGGCGTATCATACCCACTGCTGGGCTGCCGTCCCTCTGAGCCGTTGTGCCAGAGGGTAAAGTTATTGAAGAGGTTACGTTAAAAGTTGCTCTTGCTGTAAATGTATTTTCTGTTGATAAGTTAGCATGACCGAAGTTTGCAAGACTTACATCACCTAAACTAACAAAAGCATTATTAGCAGCGTTCCTAATTTTTAAAGTATTTCCATCAATATGTTGTGTATAAGCTGCAACACCTATTGTCGGGTCACCAGATCCTTG